CTGTGCATCAATCATCCAGCGTTAAAGCAGGAGATGATGCAGGCGCACCATAACGGTGTTGGATATAAGGTGATCCAAGGCGGTGCAGCGATGGGATATGACGAGTTGCAGCTTCCATTTGGGAGTAAGCCGTTGTTGGTTGTGCCTGTCATTTCTGGTGCGGGTGGTGGTAGTACGACACAGATATTGGCTGGCGCTGGTCTGATCGCTGCGTCGTTCTTGTTTCCTGGTGCTGGGTTGTTTGGTACGACAAGCGTTTTTGGTACTTTGGCTGCTGGCTCTACTGCGGCAATTCCTGCTGCAGGCGCTATTGGTGTTGCAGGGGGGGTTTTTGGTACGGCGCTTGGAACTGGATTGAGCGCAATTGGCGCTGGCTTGATCCTTAGCGGTACAGCAGACCTAATCTCACCACAACCTAAGTTGAGCACTAACAGGATCAAAGGCACAGGCACTGACGTGCGTGGCTCTGGTCCTGCTGGCATCACTCGTGGTGCGATGGGCAATGAAAACTATGCCTTTACTGGACCAGCAAACACTGTTGGAACGGGCACGACACTACCAGTCATCTATGGGCGCGTTATTACAGGCAGTCATCTGATTGCTGCCAACGTAGAAATTTCTGATGAGTCTGACCCATTGCAGAAAGCAACGCAAACGCCAGGACCAAGCACATTTAGAGTTAATGGCGATGCGATTACCAGAAACTTAGAAAGTGCCGGTGGCTTGTTGACGCGCATTGTGCAAAAACAATATAAGTCAAGCAAGGGTGACAGCAGAATCGCTATCAATGATGGCTTTGGTAAAAACCAAACAAAAGATCTTGAGGACGGAGAAGATTACGAAAACCAACAGCTAGATTACAAGAAAAGTTCAGACAAGCGCAAAAAATTAGATGTTATCTTCAGGCTTGACAACGGATTGTTTGATTTTGCAGGAGACGAAGGCACGACAAAGATTGATGGATTTATTAGGTACAGGATTACTATTAGCGTAACTGGAGGCGGTGATAACCCAGTCCTAGCAACTGCTGATGTTACGGTGCAAGGGCTTTTGCTCAAGAGTCAAGCAATATCGTATGGGCATCGCCTTGAGATGCCAAGCTTAAGCGATCGAGGAGGAGAAGATGTGGTGCTAAACGTTGAAATCATTGATGTTGCCGTGCATGATGGAGCAACGCTTACCATCAACGCTTACGGTTACGATCTGTTAGAAGGGAACGACTGATCTGTTATGGCTCTCAACTCCAAAACGACGCTAAAGATTATTGACGCACTTTGCGAAGGGCCTATTGAAGGTCTTGTTAAAGAACGTCAAAGCATCTTTTTGAACGAAACATTGATGACGGGCAGGCAGCTCAATGAAGGGACTGTTGCATACAGGGTAAAAAGAGGAGGAAAAAATCAAAGACTTTTTGGCAATAGCTCTTCTTTCAATGATCAGCAAACATCTATTACTGATGTCAACGAAGAAGTGGGAAAAAGTTACACGGAAGAAACAAATGAAAACAATAGGGTCAAAAGCCGCGATTATGGAGCAGGCCAAGTAACGCGCACCATTAACGATAGTGACGTAGATTTTGTTGAATTAGTATTTACCGTCCCAAGGCTTTACTCTGTTGCTGCTGAAGGCTTGGCGCGTGGGCAGTTGTTTTTTGCACAGATCAAGCTTCAAATCTCAATAGCTGGCGCGGATGGTGTTTGGAACGATGTAGACATTAAAGTAGAAAGCGCAAAGGAAAGCGGCGTTGTTCAAAAAAACGTCATCAAGGGTATTTGCACGTCACCATATCAATTTAAGACTCAAGCAATTTTCATGGACACTTATGCCAATGGCAAAGGTCCATACAAAATTAGAGTCAGAAAAGTTCTGTTTGACAACGAAGAAGATGCGTTTGAGATTTCATACGAAGACTTTCAAGATATACCTCAAAACACTCCGATAGCGGACAAGCGTGCGGATTCAATTATTTGGAATAGCATTGTCATCGGAAAGAAATTTGGCACGGCGTATCCTTTTACTGCTTGCGTATCTCTTGACATCAACTCAAGCGAATATCAAAGCTTGCCAGCAAGAGCCTATGAAATCAAAGGGTTAAGGGTAAAGATACCATCTGGCGCATCAGTTAGGGGTGACGGTAAGCCTGGCGCTGGAAGCCTGAACTTTGACGATTCAATCCCCTTTGATGGCAGCCTGCAGGAAAACAGAGCTTGGACAACGTGTCCTGTCTGCTGCTTCTATGACATGCTCACCAATGCACGCTATGGTGCGGGTGATTTTATTAAGAAGTCAAACCTAAACTGGGTTGATTTAATTGAAATTTCAAAGTACTGCAACGAATTAGTTACAAATCCGGATGGAACGAAAGAAGCTAGATTTGCAATCAATACAGTTATCGGATCGCAAACAGAAGCGTATAATCTTTTGCAGGACATGGCCAGCGTCTTCCGTGGGATGCTGTTTTGGAAAGCCGATAGCGTACAGATTGCTGCAGATCACGGAGAGCTAAAAGACAACGATGCAGACGCACCTAAAAACGTGCCTGCTATCCATGTCTTTAGCAACTCAAATGTTGTTGATGGTAGCTTCTCTTATAGCGGCTCATCATTGAAAACACGCAGCACTCGTGTGCGCGTTCGTTACAACGACCCTGACAATTTCTACAAGCCAGATTTTGTTGTAGTAGAAGACATTGATCTGGTCGAGAAATACGGCATACAGGAAAAAAGCATAGTCGCATTTGGATGTGCTTCTAAGAATCAAGCGCAACGCATGGCGCGATGGGTTATGCAGTCAGAGAAGCTGCATGGTGACACGGTTACATTCTCAGTTGGCCTTGAAGGGCTAAACGTATTGCCTGGACAGGTGTTTGAGATTTCTGATGAAATGCGTGTCGGCGTGCGTTTGGCTGGTCGTATTGTTGGAGCGCGTCTTAACTTTGTTGACCTTGATCAAGATATAACAGCAAATATATCCACAGGAGATAGCCTGTCAGTCGTCATGACAGATGGCACGATAGAGACATCTACGATCACATCAATTTCAGGCACAAGGATCAATGTCAGTCCAAAGTTTACACAGGTGCCGCCTGATGACGCATTGTACGCCGTTAAAAGTACTTCGGTCGTTCTTCCAAAATATCGTTGCCTTTCAGTAGCTGAAGGAGAAGCTGGAGTTTATTCTATTGTTGGTGTAAGGCATGTTGACGGCATTTATAGAGTCGTAGAAGGCAAGCAAGCAAGTGTAGAGCTGGCACCGCCGTTCTTCTATGGTGCAAAACCTGAGACACCGTCAAATTTACAAATTGCGTTCCAGAACATTGATGATGGCAGAAACACAACCAATCGCGCAACAATCTCTTGGACAAGGGGCTTAATAGGAAATGTTTCGGAGTATCAGGTTAGATATAAGCTGGGCAATGGTGGCAACTGGATTGACGCAACTACAAACAACACGTCTATTGATGTGACTACTGGTCTCATCCCTGGCAAAACTTTAACTGCAAAAGTAAAAGCAATCGGCTTGCCGCCTAATCGCACACCATCGGCATATACAAAACCAGTAGAGCGCGAAATTCCAGCCGCAGATATAAGTATTTTAGGGGAAGAGCCTACGCAAGGGACTACGACCATTGTTGATAATTTACCTCCTGATCCAGAAGAACTGACGATTGAAGCGTTTGGTGTTGATCAAGTCATTCTGAGCTGGTCGCCGACTGCTAACGGACAAAAACTTGAATCTTTTGTTGCTGTCATTAAGCATTCATCAAAGACAGACGGCACTGGTGCTTGGGCGGACAGTGTATTGATGAGAAGAGTTGAAGCGCGAACAACATCAGCAGTTTTGCCACTGCTAAATGGTGAATACTTCGTCAAGTTTGAAAACAACCAAAAAATTCGCAGCAATAGCGCAGCGAGCGTAGTGATCAACGTACCAGATCCTATCCCTAGGCTTAACTATGAGATTTTCAGGGAAGATGCGGACTTTGGGGCGTTTGCCGGTCAATCAAGCAATGTTTACTATAACGACGAATACGACGGCTTGGTCTTAAGCGGCGATGGTGATTTTGATTTAATTGCAGATGTAAATGCACTAACAAGCTTTGATTTTATTGGAGCGCAAGTCCTGCGTGGCGAATACTTTTTCTACAACACTGTTGACTTAGGGGCAAAATACAGCGTAAGGATGCAGCGCGTTCTTTCGGAACGTGGTTTGTACCTCAGTGATCTTATTGACGACAGAACAGAAAACATTGACCTTTGGACTGACTTCGATGGCGATATCCCTGACAATACAACAGCTCAAGTTTATTTCCGCAAGTCAGATGACGGCGAAACGCTTGGTGAAATCGTTAATGAAGATGGTGACAAAATCTTGTACGAAGATTCAGCCGACATCCGCCAAGAATCAGACTTGGTGTTTGAAGACTGGATACCGCTTGAAAACAACTCATTTGTCGGCAGGTCGTTCCAGTTCAAGGCTGTGCTGACATCTGACCGCAATGATCAAACACCAATCGTTGACGAGCTAGGCGTAACATTCCAGTTGGAGCGTCGCACAGAGAACAGCGCGATTATGCAGTCTGGATTTGGGACAAAAGCTGTGCCTTTTGATCATGCGTTCTATGTTGACGGTGACACCAGCGTTTCTGTCGGCATAACTGCCTTGGACATGGAGCCTGAGGATTACTTCGTGATGTCCGAACCAACGGCAACAGGTTTCAACATCACCTTCAAGGGCACCTTTGATGGCGATGAGTTGATCAATCGACGTTTCAGCTATACTGCGGTTGGATATGGCAAACGCGAGGAATCCTAATGGCCCAAGCTAATGGCGTTGTTGCGAACGGTAGTGGGTCGGCAGTTCGTGCTGACATTAACGCCCAACTAGCTGCGGCTTTTACGAATCACAGCGGCACAACTCAACCTTCAACGACCTATGCGTACCAGAACTGGGTAGACGAGTCGTCTGGTGTTCTGAAAATTAGGAATAAGCAGAACAGCTCATGGATTGATCTTAGACGCGTCTTTAAAAGCTCTGACGATAGCAATACTGCCTTTCAAGGCAGTGTTATAATTCCAGACGGATCTGCTAGCGAGCCAAGCGTATATTTCAGCTCTAATACTGACACAGGGATTTTCTATAACAGCTTGAGCAGTGGCTCGCTGTCATTTACACGCAATGGCGTTGCTCATGCAGTGTTTGGCCGAACGCTAGAAAGTCAAACTGACGCATTTGTGTTTGGCCCTGCTGCGTACAGAGCAACAGCGCAAAACCCTACAAATGGCGATAACGACACTTCAGTTACTGGTGTTTGCATTGCAGATGATGGGCCGGTTCATATCGGCACATACAACGAAAGGTCGGTTACGTTAAATCTTATGGGTCCAGGTGGCACCACCGGACAAATGGTAAGGTTTAATTTTAATGGTGCTGCTAAAGGTAGCATTACTTACAACGGCACAGGCATTGCATACAACACTTCGTCTGATTACAGACTGAAAGAAAACGTAGTTGCCTTGTCTGGCGCGAAAGACCGGCTTAATCAACTCAGGCCATATCGTTTTAACTTTATTTATAAAGCCGATCAAACTGTTGATGGATTCTTGGCGCATGAAGCACAAGAGGTGGTGCCTGAAGCCATTACTGGAATCAAAGACGCAACTTTTGCTGATGGCAGCCCAGATTATCAAGGAATTGACCAATCAAAACTTGTTCCTTTGTTGACTGCTGCATTGCAAGAAGCATTCGCTGAGATTGCTGCGCTGACGGCGCGTGTTGAAACACTGGAGGCAGGCTGATGGCTGATCGCAAAATTTCCCAACTTGCTGCACTCACTGATCCAGCAGCCAACGATTTACTTGTTGCCGTTGATGTTAGCGAAGCCGCCAACGCTGACAAAAACAAACAATTTGCCCTTGGGACGTTACATAAGACTGCGCCTGATGGAGCGGTTGATGAGCCGTCAATTGGTTTTATTAGCGATGTGAATGCAACTGGTTTTTTTCGTAGCGGTGCGAATGAAATCGCAATCAGCGCTAACGACGCTTTTGTCGCTAAATTCACGACAGCAGGTTTTCAGGTAGGTGCTGGTACTGCTGCTGCACAGTTGCATTTGTTCAGCAGTGACACTACCGATCAAGTCATCATTGAAAACACTGACAGCAGTGTTGATACAGCGCCTGATGTGGTGTTGTATCGCAACTCAGCGACACCTGCTGCTGATGACAACTTAGGCAATTTAGAGTTTCGCGGTGTCAATGATGCTGCAGAGGATATTGCTTATGCTCAAATTTACGGAAGAATTGTCAGCACAAGTGATGGCAGCGAAGACGGCACACTTGAATTTATTACGACTGCTGCTGGTACGGCGGCTTCTCGGCTAACGATCAAAAGCGACAAAATTGGTATTGGTGAGCCTTTACCCGTTCACCCGCTTCATATTACGGAATCAGTTGCAAGCACTGGCCTTTTTGTTGAGTCAGAAGAAGTTGCCAGCACCAGTGCTGCAGACATCAGACTGTATCACCACCGTGGGGCAAGCGTTTCTGGACAGGACAACGATGTTCTGAGCAGCATCCTGTTTCAGGGCAACAACGATGCGTCAACGCCTGAACAGATTTTGTTTGCTGCAGTTGAAGGCAGCATTGTTGATGCTAGTGACACGACAGAAGACGGGAAACTTGACCTTAAGGTGCAGTCTGCTGGCACGTTGACCAGTATGGCGGCGATCACTGCTGCTAACGTCACTTTAGGTTCACGCCCCATCATCCCGACACATACACCTGCGTCTGCGACTGCTGCTGGTACGGCAGGCGAGATCGCGTGGGATGCAAGCTATATCTACGTCTGCACGGCCACGAACACCTGGAAGCGAGCTGCGTTGAGCACTTGGTGATAACGCGTTAAAATTAAAAAAGCAAATGCTGCCGCGACTTTGGTATGGCTAACGTCAAGATCACCGACCTGACCGCTTATACCGATCCGGCAAGCACTGATGTAATCCCGATTGTTGACTTGGTCAATGATCAGACAAAGAAGGTAACGCTAGCCAATATATTTCAGAATTTCCCTGAAGGCACTGCGGCTGCGCCAGGCATTGCATTTGATGGTGATGGCAACACTGGTATTTATAGTCCTGGAGCGGATCAAATTGCGATTGCTACTGGTGGTAATGGCCGCGTATTTATTGACAGCTCGGGCAACGTCGGGATTGGCACTACGAGTCCTAGTTCAACTTTGCACGTAAAAGGGTCAAACCCACAACTAATTGTTGACTCCGCTGATGCTTCTACCGACAGCAGAGTCAGATTCTTTAAAAATGGCTCCGTGGCTGGTCAGATAGCAACAAACTCAGGAAACCTTCAACTTCTTTCTGAATCAGCTTTAACATTTACAATTAATGGTGGAGGCGGTGGATTATCAGAATCTGCCCGCATCGACAGCTCGGGCAACGTACTTATCGGTGGTACGACTCAAGCAACAGCAGATATT